AACACCGCCCACTGTAATAATGGGCGGTGTCCTCGGGGAATGTCACTTTCACGCGCTTTCCGTGGACTTTGTTGCAGAAGTCAGAAATCGTATCAGGCCATGTCTTGCCGCTCACCGTGTCCACGCCGGTGAGCTTCAGTGTAATAGTGCGGTTCTTGTAGGTCACTTCTCCGGTCAGCACTTCGGAAGCGTCAAGCAGTCCGTCCCGGCCTGGAACATCAATCATATTCGTGCGGACTTCCGGCAGAGAAATGGACTTGCTTGCAAGCAGCAGACCGTATTCTGTGTAAGTGTCTTTCCCGTCAAGAAATACTTTCCCTATCATACGGCCCTTGCCCTCCTTGCATTGATTTTGGCCAGTTCTTCGTCCATACCTGGGGCAAGCAAACCGACAACCTGGCCACTGTCCATGATGACTTTCATATTTGCCAACATAGGCAAATACTGTTCCAGCAGCATTACAATTCTGCCAGAATCGCCGCCCCCGCTTGTGCTTGCCGCTCCGTAAGAATCACTTGTATAGTGCCTGCTGATGTTCGCATCTGCCGTAATAGTGCCAGCGTCAAAACTCATGCTGTTTTCAATGTCCTTTTTTACGTACTTGAATTGATCGTCAAAGCCTTCGCCCAAGCCTTCGGCCATAAAGCCGCCGATACCGGCAAACACTTTAGACGGGGAGTGGATGCCCAAGAAATTCTTAACTCCACCTACAATTCCACCGAAAAAGTCTTTTACTTTTCCAGTAATCCATGAACCCATATTTTTGATGCCGTTCCAAAGTCCTTCTACTATGTTCTTGCCGACATCGAAAATTGCCGGGATGCCGTTGATGATCCCTATCACGATAGACGAAATGATTTGCGGGATTTTTGATACCAAATTCGGTATGGCGCGGATTAGACCGCTCGCAAGTGCAGCAATAAGCCTGATTCCACCTTCAATCAGTTTCGGCAAGTTGTCAATCAGCTTATCGACTATGACATCAACCATTTCCAGCACACAGTCAATCAGCATATCGATGTTGTCAAGAATGCCGCTTACAAGCGCAATGATTAAATCCATGCCAGCAGCAACAATGCTTGGTAGGTTTTCAAGCAAAATCTGGACTGCCATCGGAATGATCGTTTGGGACGCTTCTGTTATGAGTTGCGTAAGCCCTTGGATGATAATATTTATACGCGGGATAATATTTTCGCCAACGGTAACAAGACTATCAACGAACTGCTCTGTAAGTGTCTTGAAATCGGCGTTATCGTCAGCAATGCCGGTAAGCAGGTTGCTCCACGCGCCCTTCATGGCCGCAACAGAGCCTTGAATGGTGGTGCTTGCTTCATCTGCCGTTGCTCCGTATATGCCCATTTCATCTTGAACATCATGGATTGCGCTGACAATATCCGCATAGCTTTCAATGCTGTAATTCGTGTATTTACCCTGAGCAGCGTTTAGCTCGTTTGCATGGTTAATAAGGCGCTGCATTTCTTCTTTTGTTCCACCATAGCCAAGCTTTAGGTTATCAAGCATGGTATAGTTCTGCTTTGCAAACCCCTGATAGGCGTTCTGGATAGATGCCATATCCGTGCCCATTTTATTTGCATTGTCCGCCATATCCGTGATTGCAACATTAGCCATGTCTGCCGCCGCTTCTGTATCACCGCCAAGCGATTGCAGCAAGGACGCAGAAAAACTTGTAACTGTGTCCATATATTCGTTAGCGGATAGGCCAGCAGTCTTATATGCATTTGCTGCATATTTTTGGACTTTTGCAGAGCTATCCTTGAATAGCGTATCAACGCCGCCGACCAGCTGTTCATACTCAGCATAGTTGTTAAGCGCGTTTTTCGTAAGCACGGCAATGCCGGTAGCAGCCGCACCTACAGCTGCGGCGCCGACTTTAGCCGCAGTGGCAAGCCCATTTTTGAATTTTCCTGATAATGTCTCTACATTTTTGCTTGCCTCGTCTTGCACAGATATTTTCACAAACAGATCAAGAAGATTCATGCGTTCACCTCGCTCTCTTTGTAAATTCTGAAAATTATTCGTGACATTCTATTGATAGTATGGTATGATATCGGCAAGGAGGGATTATTTATGATAAGTTTTAACAAAGATTCTGCGTGGGACTTAAAGCCGATTCCCGTTTCCGATGTGCGTGGTGAAGTGAATGGCTTGTTGATTGACGGGGAAGAAATCGCTGCCGCATTTAAGACCGTCCGCGACCAGCTGATTTTTACTAACAAGCGAGTCATATCGGTTGATGTACAGGGGATTACAGGAAAGCGCAAGTCCTTCAGCTCTATGCCCTATTCGAAAGTGCAGTTTTTCTCCGTGCAAACCCCGGGCTTTGCCGAAATCATCCCGGATAGCGAACTTGTTCTGACATTCTCCAATGGTTATGTCGCAAAGTTTGAGTTTAAGGGAGGCACAGACATCGGGAAAATCGGAAGAATGATTTCTGATTATGTCCTCAAGTAACGCATATTCGCCCGCCGCCCCTTTACGGGGCGGCTTTTTTAACTTGTAACCCGCAACGATTGACAATATCGCTGGTGATTTCTTCACATGAGCGATTGTCTTTTTTGCTCACATCTATAATTTCAATGTATCGCTTATCGATTGAAACGCCCGCGCATCGCTCGCATATTGCTTTAAGCAGGTCAGCAGAATAAATTCGATATGCTTTTTCTTCTGCATCCTGCTTGTACCGCGCTACACAGTATGACAGAAATGGCTTTACTCTTTGGCTTCCACGATATTCTCCTGCACAGAGCCGGACGGCGTTTCTGCCGTCTCGGTCTGCGCAGATATAAAAAGGTCCGTAAAGGCCTCGTCCGTCATAAGCTCAGTAACATCAACCAGCAGCTTGGCAAGCGTCAGACCAGCGGCATATTTTTCTGCAGTCACGCCTTCCACAGCCGCCAAAATTGCGATCAGATCTTTCTTGTGTCCACGCAAAAGCAGCGGAGCAGATTTCTTAACCCTTGCCAATACAAAGTCCTTTGCATTTACGCCATCCGGGAGCTTTTGACGCTGAAACAACGCTGCGGCTTCTTTGTCCTCGGCTATGTTGGCAATAGGATCGATAATGTCTGCGATAACATCAAACACTCGCTCCCCCTTAATTTTTGACAGTTTCATGGTGTTACGCCTCCGCCGTACCGGCCTTGATGTAGATTTCAAATGGCACAGTGTCCTGTGCGCTCATGGAGTAGTGGGCCGTATACTCAAACGCGAACTGCCCCTTCGCCTTGTCGCTGGTCTTCAGCTGGAAGCCGCCGGTGGACAGTGCGTTCATCAGGTGGATGGCGATGAAGCCGCCATTTTTATCGCCGTTCTTGTCGGAGTAGTCGCCCACCAGCCAGATGTCGGCAAAGTCAGCGTCCGACAGATCGTTCCGAGGCGTGACCTTCCCATCGCTGGTACCCACATCGGCAGCACCGCAAAGGCTCTTTGCAATCTTGGTGTCTGCGTTAATGAACGTACCCGCAATCTTCGCCTCCCAGGAATCCACCCGTTTCAGTTCCTTCATGTTCTTGGGGCAGTTGTCGATGTCCTCTCCATAGTCCTTATAGGTGGGCGTTGCGGTAAAGCTAATGCCGCCGGTCGTCGCGCCAATCTGCCCCGATTCCCCGATGGTGCCGGTGGCCGGGGTAAAATCGGTAGTCAGAATACCGGCGTTTATCTGGAGCTTCTGAAATGCATCAGAGGGGATTTTTGTGAATTTCATATTTTCTTCCTTTCATCAGTTTTGCGATAGGTATTCCACCGTGATGTTGAGATACCTTCGCTTGATGTTTTTATCGCTTTCGTCCGCGATGTTCTGACACCACGGGGAGCCACGCTTGATCCACATTGCTCCGCCGTCATAGGCGACCATACAGCCGCCCATGCCGATTGCGTCGCTGATTTCTTGCGCCTTTGCGTTGGGCATCGCTTCGCTCTCGGTGTAATACCAGAGGTTGACCGTCAGCGGGATCTCGCCGCTCTCCCATGATCCTGTGATAAGCTCATAGGTCAGCCACGGGAAAACCGCGTCATCTGGCACGTTGGAGGTTGGGTATGATGGGAGGAATTGAGAGAGCCACGCATGGAGTGCCTTGTCCTTTGTCATTTCGGCAGCTCCTTTCGCTCCGCAGTAAAAAATTTCAGCGCCTTGATGGTCGACCCCGCAGACCTCGGTGCGGCCTTTTCCTCGGGATTTGAGGTCACGCGATAGGTAATCCCCGTTTCCGTATCGCGGAAATAATCGTTATACTCGATGGGGACGCTCTGATTGACAAGTGCAGAATATACCGAGGTCACACCCTCCTTTTCCGCTTTTCGCGCCTCCATCGATGTGTCAAGAGACTGATAATTGAGGAACTCCGCTCCCTCTTCCCACGCGGTGATGTAGCCGCCCGCGCCGTCAGGCGTGCGCTTTTTCTCCATCAATATGCACTTGTGGGCAAAATCGTCCAGTAAACTCACGGTTCCACCCCCTTGAGCTTCCGCCAGTCGTTTAACCGGCCTCTAAAAGCGCCCTGCCAGCCGTTTAACGCGCCGCTGTCGCTTCCTGCGCTGCGTTTGGTGTAGGAGTATCCCCCGAAGCTCTCGCTTTGATACGGGCTTGCAACGGCCTCTCCGTTCTTTTCCTGCCACGCCTCGATCTCAACCGAAAGATCGATTACGGCTTTCGGCACGGCAAGCGCCCACACAGAGCCGGTAAACGTCTCGTCCGTTAAATCGACCGCCGGATATTGATGCAGGCCGTCGTTAAACACAGAGCCGACGATGCGGAAATATTGATTGGTCAGGAGAAAGGGCAGCGTAATGCTGCCATTCTCCACGGTGAACGCGCCCTCGTGAATCTCCACAAGGAACCAGTTGTTCAAGTGCCGTAAGACCTGCTCAAGCATCACGCCGCCCCCTTATTTAGACCGTATCATCCTTACCCGTAGCAGCCTGAACGGTAGCAACGGCAATGCCGTCCAGATACTCAGCCCACAGCTTCATGCCCATGATGGCGTACATATCGCCGGTAGCGCGGCTGTAGTCGCCGTCGACGTGGACGCCGATCAGGTTGGTTTCGCCCTTCACGGTGTAGTTCAGGCCCAGTTTGGCAAAGTCGCTGTCGCTGGGGTCGACATAGTAAAGATCGATGTTCTCCACGGGCAGAGCAATCACCTTCTTGGAGGCGATGTACTTCTCAGGCAGCAGGAACAGCGTGCGGTAACCCATGAAGTTCTCCACGTAGTTGATGCCGAACATGGTCTGCACGGTGATCTCCTTATCGCCCAGATAGTCGTAAGCGTCGATGATGTTGGCAAAGCCCACCACCTCGGTCACGTCCTTGTCGAGCCCGGCGAACTTGTCCAGCACCTTGCCCTTGGCCATCGCAAGAGCACGCTGCCAGGTCGTCTCGGTCAGCGTGAGCGTGCCAGTACCGAGGAAAGTGTAAAAGTCGGTCAAGACCTTGTTCTGCAGCGCCACGAGGAACGCCTCGTCGGTCTTCTCCACGGCGACGTCAGCGCCGTACTTCGCCACGCTCTCGATGGTCACGCTCTTGGCATACTTGGAGATGTCGATATCGCCGTAAGCAACAGGCGCAACCTTCATCTTGGTGAAGGGGATCTCATCGCCCTCAGCCACGGTGCCGCCCTTGAGCCCGCCGTCCACGCTGGCCTTGTAGGAAACCAGCTTCGTGCCGGGGGCCTTGCGGATGGGGCGCATGATGCCCATGATGTTCCGCAGTGCATCCCAGTTGTCGGCAAAGCGGGATACGAAATCCACCTCGCGGGCTGAAGTGGTAAACTGTGCGGAAGTCGTAACGTTAGTTTTCGCAGCCATAAATAGCTCCTTTCAAAAATCAGTTGTTTTCGCTTGCCATCAGATCGGCAAGCGCTTTCTGGCGCTCCGTCGTGGACATCACATAGCGGCCCTTATCGTCCTTCTTGTAAATATCCTCACGGGTCTTTGCGCCGCCGGTGTTTGCCGGGGGATTGGCGGGATTCGCGCCCTTGGTCTGCGTGGTGGCGACCAGCCCCTTGTAGGTGCCGTCTACGAGCGCATCAAGCGCCTTGGTGTCTTTGATCTTCTCGCCGTCCAGCTCCAATGCGGCCATTTCCTCGCCGCAGCCACGCATAGCAAGGTCGAGATTCGCGCCGGTGATGTTTTTGCTCTCAAAGTAAGCCCGGACGGCCTTTTCCTTTGCCGCCTTGCTTTCCTTTGCCGTGATGTCGGTCTTAAAGGCTTCAAAGGCCGAGTGTTCCTTCTCGTACTTCTCCTTGTAACCGCCATCACCCGCTGCCTTAAGGTCGTCCAACTGCTTCTGAACGCCGGGCAGCTTCTCCGCATCGGCCTTGTAGCGGGTCACATCCGCCTTTAGGCCGTCCACGGTATCGGTATGCGCTTCGATGATGGTATCCACCTGCTCGTCGGTAAGCCCCATACCCTTCAAAAGTTTTCGTGTAAGTGCCATGACACTATCTCCTTTTCTTCGGTTCCGTTCCTTCGGAAACGATAGTTTTATAAAAACCGCTGTCCCTTGCGGTAATTAACAAAAAGAGCCAACTGCATACAATTTGTAAGCAGTTAGCTCCTATTTCAGTTCGTCCTCCAATATCTTCTGGTATTGGATGGCATGGTCGGCGGCAGCAGGTTTCAAAAACGGCTGTGCCTTGTTGCCACGCGTGTAATGCCAATTTCCCTTTGCGTCCTGATACACCCACGGTGTAGGCCGTCCGCCGCCGCCCTCGGCGTAAATGCCGGTGCCAAGCTCAACATAAGCGGCATACTTGTTGTCCGTCCCGATGATTGCCGCCGGTTCCTGCTCGTCTACCACATGGGTAATGCTGTTTCGCAGATTTCCGGTATCCACGGGGCATAGCTTTTTTGCATACCCCTCTGCCACCAGTCCGCACTTTTCAAGCCCGCGTAGCATCGCTGCTTTGATGGCGGCAGAGACTTCTTTGCTGTTGTCGGTGATTTCAACGCTCATCACAAAATACCTCTTGACTTTTTTTCGTGAATTGCATATACTGACAGTGAGGAAACTCATGTTTCCGTTTTTCGAGCCGAACCTCTTCCCGTTACTGGAGGGGGGGCGGCTCATTTTTTATACCTTCGTGCGAATAGGAGAGAACCGTTTTCTTCCAATGCAATCACATCAAAACCGAACCCAGTGCTAACCACGCTGCGAACTGCTCTATCATCTACAATGCGTATAAGCTCATCGGTATTGATGGATCCTGTGCACTGTAACACAACCCCTCCAGGAGTTTTTGCAATCTGCTTTGTGGCTTTTCGAATCGCCATATCTGCCGCTTTCGCTGTTGATATACTTTTCAATTCCCACTGTTTACCGCGCCATAGGTAGTCCGGCGTTTTTATCCCCTGCGCATTCGCTTCTTTCAACAGCACGAACTTCCCGCCGAATTGATTTCTGAGTTGGTTTGCAACTTCGATTTCGGTCTTGTGCCCTTTTATGCGGTATCCGTTCTCGTATCGCACCTTACCCATGCGGGGCTTGGCGGAATCTATGTATTTCTTTGTAACATCCTTTGCAGATTTTTCGCTCCCCATGTGATATGGGGATAACTGTTTGCCGCTGTATCCCTGTTTCGATGCTTCCCACTGCGCATATGTCATGTCAGATATAAGCCCGTCGCGTGTCCTACGCAGCCCGTCTGATGTATCTACCTCATCCACTGCCGCAATCAGCGTGCAGCGGCAGTTGTAGATTTCCCACGGCGGGCCTTGCGGGTCCCCAGGGAAACGGCAGCCGTTGGAAAACTTCTTGTCTTGCGCCACTTGCTCGCCGTCAAGCATGGCATGAGAGTGGCGTGTACGCGAGTCCAGCGTAGCCAACCATTCTTTTTTAAGCTTTATCCCCATCTTTTCCGCCGCCGCATAGCTGTCCATGCGTCCGGCGTTCTGCGCGCCGGTCACGGCGGTTCTGGCGGTGCGGATGGCGGAATCTCGGCTCATGGTGGTAATGCGCTTTTGCAGGTCGTCCGCCATGTGCTTGATGCTCTTTCCCTGCAAGATGGAGCTGGTGACACTGGCCGTAATTTGCTTCTTGCCGTATGCGAGATCAATCCCGCGTTTCAGCGCTCTGCCCTTTGGATAGTACGGCATCAACTCCGGTTGCTCCGCAATCAGGCGTTTAACCGTCTGCTCGTCCCACAGGTCAAAGCCGACGTTGCCCACGACCTGCTCGATGGTGTACGCCGAATAGTTGCGGTTGAGGGAGTAGATACCCGGCGTTGCATCGTTGGTGTAGGACACCGCCACAGCGTTTGCGTCGGTCACGCGGTGCGCTACCTTGTCGCGCATGGCCTGATAGCGTTCCCCGCGTCCGATCTGGTTCAGCCGCCATTGCTTATAATCGGCCTCCGTCCATTCCTTGCCGTTTTGCACGGTGCCGATCAGCGCTTTCATTTCCTCGTCGCGCTTTTTGAATTGCTCAAAATATGCGTCGATGGTAGCTTGCAGCTCTTCCCCAGCCTCACGATATAACTTCGCAATACGCCGTTCCAGCTTTGCAAGCTCCTTGTCGGTCAGCTTGTGGCCGAGGTCACTGTTCGCCATCGCCGTTCACCTCCGGCGCATCCGGTTCCGCAAAGCTCCGGTCAATCTCTTCTGCCGCTTTGCGCTTCGCCATGTCCTCGTACTGGTCAATGTCACCGTTGATCGTCAGCAGCTTCTTTGTGATGTATTCTTCATCGTAATACACCGCGCCCAAAAGAATGTTCTGCGTTTCCTCGCTCTTGTTGATAATCTGATTGCGCGTGTAGCTCGGCTGGTCCTCAATGCCTGCCAGACGCAAAATTTCCACAATAAACCGCGTGACTTCGGATTCAAACTTATCCGTTTTCAAATCCAGCGGCACATAGCTTGCCTTGATTGCGGTTGCCGTCTGGTTGCCGGCAGATACCGCCGCCGCGTCAAAGCACTGGAAATCCTCGTACAACTTTTTTTTGAGCATATCAATGGTGCTGCTCGTGCCCTCATACGGGGCCTCGATGGTCTTGCTCTCCACCTTGGCGCCGTCGTCGCCGTTGGCGTGGGCGACGTGTGTGGTTTTCAAGCGTTCCACAAATTTCGCGTCTTCCAGATCGCTCATGCCGTTGCAGTTAGAAAGCACCCAATAAATCAGGTTGCCCTCATCCACATTGTTAACCATGTTCGAGGACGCCAGGTCCAGCGCGTCAATGGTGTTGCGCTTGCCGACGATCTCGGAGAGGCACCGCTTGTTGTTTTTTAGCGGGACGATGGGGAAACTCGGATAATTCCCGCCGTCATAGATTTTGGTTTCGCCGACTTCGGCCTTGCGCTCGATTAGCTTATAGCTGCGCTTCGGCTGCATGACGGCCATATCCTCGCCGCTGGGCTGGAAAAACTCGGTAAAGCCGTCGATCTCATACAGCGTCGCTCTCAGAGGCTTATCCTGTGCCACCTGCCAGAACCGGATACCGGCTTTCATTGCACCGTCCTCTTCATCATAGAGGGGGACGAACTCAAGCAGAGAGAATACCCGCAAATGCGTCAAATCCCAGAAGCCGAAGGACACGCCTGCGATTTTCGATTCACGCGCCGCATCCATGACTTCCTGGTCAAAGTCCGGGCAAAGTTTTTTCGGTGTTTCCTTCTCCGCAAAGGTCACGCCGTTTCCCAGCAGATACGAAACCTCCTGATCCACCGCCATGCCGAAGAAGCGGCTGGCCAGCTTATGGTTTGCCGTCCACATATCCGTGTGGGCACGGCCCTGCATATCGTAGATGATCTTTTCATAGCGGTTAATGGTCGGATTCAGGCCGTTGTAATATTCCTCAGCATCCGCCGCCGTCTTATATGCGTGGGATTCGCGGTGCTCGTTGATCGCGCTTCGGATAAACTCCATCCGCGCCTTTTCATCCTCGCCCACCGCCACAAGGTCATTATATGTCTTAATCTCCGCTCACCCCTTATCTCAGAATGGAAACATAATCAGAGCTGTCGCGTTTGTTCCACAACCGCTTCACGATGCTGGCCGCGCTGTCCGGCGCGTCATCATGCTCCACGTTTTCGTTATAATCGCAAATCTGGTCGATATACGCATCATCCGTACCGGCCACAAAAACCACGTTGCGCCATTCCGCCTTGAGATAGCTTGTGATTTTAAGGAATTTGTTCATGTTTTCGTGATAGGTAACGGCCCGTTCGCCCTTCGCGCGCAACGCCTTTGCCAGATAGCCTTTGTCGGCGTTGGTCTCGCAGTAAATCTCCCCAGCATTGAAGGACTTCCGAAGCCGGATGATCTCATCCATGCAATCGTCCACATGCTTGTGCCAAAGCCGCCCATAGAGGTAATATGTTGTTCTCTTCTTCCGGGCAATCGTAAACGCCGTGTAGTCATCGCCGCCGTATGCCGCGTCGATATGGCAAATGCCCTGCTCTGCAAGGCAAGGCTCCGCGCCCATTTGCGGCGTGTCAAAGATCACATCGTCACTGGCAATATGCCGTAGCTCGTAGTTTGCCGCAAACAGGGATGACGTCATAGACGATTTAATGGCTTGCAATTCATCCCCAGAGATCAGCCCGGTTGAATAGCAATCGTGCTTCTCGATATTCGGCATCATGGAAAATGCGTCTTCCTTATGCCAGGGCGTTCCGGTATTGAAAATGCGTCCGCCACGATTGCGGATGTTTTGCAACTCCTGATAAATCGTTTTTGTATGATCCCGCTCTGCGCGGGAAATGCGGTCCTGTACGTTTACAATATCGTCCGTAAATATGCGGTCAAAATGCTTGCCGGTCAAGGACCCGTTTACGCCGCACGCCACAAGTTGGCTCGTGCCCTTGTTATCCGCTGCCAAATTCGTGGAAATCTCCGTCGCGGATACCGTTGTCAGGATCAGCGGTTTCCCGTGGATCTTCTCGCACAGTGCCTCCATGTATGGCGATAGCAGCAGATTCCGCACCTGCCGCACAACCTCTTTCACATCCGCATCCGTTTTTCGCATAAACAGCGTTTTGAGATTCGGCAGAAGGACGATGATCTCCGCCAGCGCAATCGAAACGCACGTTGTTTTATAGCTGCCACGGTGCGCCTGCAAGGTTTTGTCCTCACTCCCGCGCACCATATCCTGTATCCATGCGTTGTGCAGCGCACCCAGCTTATCAAACCCAACAGCATGGCCGAACGCGATGGGGTTATGTATCAGCAGTTCCGCCGCTTGTATCCGCGTCATTCTGCATCACCATCTTCTCCAGCTTGTCCAATGCAATGCCCTTTGCGTCCGTCACTGCCACGTCCACGCTGTCACGCTGCCCCAAAAACTGTTTGCCGAGGAAGATCGCCATTGTAGCGTTCTTTTCAGCCAATCGCCACTGACTTCTCCGCAGCGAAATTTTCCCCGCTCCTCGCTTTTGCTTAAATACCTCGGAAAAACTGGCATGATAGGTGCGTTTACACCAACTATCCAATGTTTTATCGGTCACATCAAACCAGCCGCAGATTTCCTCAAGCGTGCATTGCAGGCCGCAGAGGTTCTCGAACTGCTTCTGGTCTATTTCCTTTCTTGGCCTTGCCATACGCACCCTCCTTTCTCTGCCGGCGTTTAATAAACTTCTCCATGTCCCGCTTTAGGTGCGGGCTGCTTGTTTTTTCGATGATCGCCCGCGCCTCTTCAATCGTCATGCAGAAGCACCGCCTTTTCTCCGGTAAACTTTTCCCATCGATCAATAATGACGTCGGCATACTTCGGGTCATACTCCAGGCAGAAAGCGTGTCTGCCATTCTGCTCCGCTGCCATGATCGTTGTTCCAGATCCAGCGAACAGGTCAAGCACATTCTCACCCGGCTTACTGGAGCACTGCATCTGGTAATCAAACAGCTTAATCGGCTTCATGGTCGGATGCTCCGCAGACTTGACAGGCTTATCGAAATTCAGCACAGTTGTCTGCCTGCGGTTCTTGAAGAAGTAGTGCTTCTTGCCTTCCGTCCATCCGTATAGGCAAGGTTCGTGCGCTTCCTCTTCAATCTCGCTCTCACCATACAAGCAAGGCTCATGTTTCCACTGGAAATCCTGTCTCCCCATCACAGGGGAGTTCTTTACCCAAATCAGGCACTGCCGGACACGCAGCATTGCATCTCTGCACGCGCCTCGGAAGTTATACCCCTCGCTGTCTGCATGCCAGATGTAGAACGGAGCACCGGGCTTCATGACCATCGCCGCATTGGAGAATGCATCCGTCAGGAAACGCCTGAAGGCCGCATCCTCCATATTGTCGTTCTTAATCTTCCCGGCGGTGCCCTGATAGTCCACATTGTACGGGTGGTCTGTGAGCAGCAAATCCATTTGTGCCCCCCCCAC